TCTCCGGGTGGGAAATGCAAAAAGCCCCTGCGGGGAGGGGCTTTGGGGAGGCGAAAAAAAACCGCTTTCGCGGTGGGTTTACTTATCTTCTGGCAAGGGGAAGCGCGCCTTGATTTCGGCTACTTTGGCTCGCCATTCTTTTTCCTTTTCAGCCGTACCGTCGAATTGCCATTCGAGGTACATCGGGTCAGCTTCGCTGACGTAGGCAGAGCGGCGGGCAGCAATAGTGCTAGCGAGCGCGGCTGCGGACGTGGCGTTCTCGATCAGCGCCTGGGCGGCCTCATCGCTAAAGCCCAGACCTTTGAGGGTCTGCGCGCTGGCGGGTACGTTGATCAACGAGTCACCCGCAGGGGTTACCAACTTTTCGATAAACAAAGTCATTTGATCAGTCCTTAAACCTTGGCGGTATAGCGAATGTCGTTATCGTGGGAATAAGCCAAGCGCTTCTCTTCGAGGGTTTTACCGAGCGCAACCTCTGCCTGAGCCAAGGAATAAGGTTTCACCGCCCAACGAACTTCCCAATCGGCGTTAACGTCATCTTTCATAATCACTTCAGTGTCTAACTTACTGTAATTAACAGGATAATCAAATGTTTTGGTGATGGTATAGCTCAGCCCGCCCCTCAGGTACATCCCAGAAAACTGTGGAGCATTCGTTAGTTGTCCAGCGACCAAACCCAAGTACATGGGTTTGAGCCCAGTAACGGCACGTGCTGTACAAACCATGCCAAACGAAACACCTCTCACCGTTTCACGGTAAGTCTGAGAAATGCGCTTGATAGCCAGGAAGTTAGCGTCACCGTTCCATATATACCCGACACCCTCGAGTTGCAAGTTCAAGCCAGCGATGTGATAAACCCCCTCACCGAAGGGTGCTTTGTCACTGTCTCGATAATATACCCGCGAAACGGTAATTTCTGTTTCACCCGCCTCGTTACCGGGCATAGTCCACCAAACAGGATAAAACACGTCGGTAGACAACCCAGTGAGGTCTATATCCTGTTTATAAAGCGCACGACCATTAATATCCTTCGCCTGCACACTATTACGCCAAGCAGCAAACTGATTTGAAGCCGCCTCTACCCGCGCATCAATCTTCCCAATTTGGTTAGTAACCGTCTCCGTAAGCTTGTTACATGCATCCACAACTTTTGTGATAGTCGTTTCAAGTCCCATCATCAACTCCCTGTCAGTTAATCTTTCCAGCACTTTTGTCAGTGCTACTACTTCGCCTCGAGATGCATAACCCGAAACATCAAATCAACGTGGCGGGACATATTGCCAACCGAAGCCACCGCCATAATCGCGATCTCCTCCGCCAACAACAGATTCAAGTTGTCACTCCCCACCACAATCGTCACGCTATCCGCCGGCAACGGCGAAACATCCAGCGTAAACTTCTGCAGCACCCGCGCCGCCGCCGCTTTATACGTCAGCAACGTCCCCGCCACGGAATACACCGCCAGCAAGGTGCCGCTGGCGAGGTAAAACCCGAACTCGCCAATCTCATACTCACCGTCGCCATCAAACAGCGCGGCCATCCTGAGTTGGCGCTCGCCCAGGTCTTCGTAATCGACGATGGCCACCCGTTGGCGCTCGTCACGCAAGGCCACTTCCGTGCCGTCGGGGTTGTAGCGGCCGGTGCCGGCGCCGATGTGGGTGATTTCGCCTTTGAGGCCCTGGTTCTTTGCCTGCAGCACTTCATCCAAACCTTTGGAGGTGAAGCGCACCAAGCGCGTGATTTCATCTGTCATGGCTGCGCCCTGAGGTCGTAATCGTTAATGGTGTAGTGCTGGGCAACCCCGGCACTGTTTAGCCGGGCAACCAGCGCCAAGTCCGGCAACGCGCCGTTCAGGTAGAACTCGCCGTCGCTTAAAGGCGCGTCGAGCACTTGCGTGAGCGCGAGCCGGCCTTCGGTTTCATGCACGATGGTAATCGTCGCCTGGTCGCGTTCACTTTTCGCTGCGTTGATACGCCGGATCAGCCGGTTGTGGTCGCCGCTGGACCAACTGCGCCCGATGATCGCCTGCACGTCGAAGGTGTAAGGCACGCCCAGCGGACGTTGCTGGTACCAGGCGCTGATATTGGGCGTGAAGCCCAATGACTCCACCGCATGACTCAGCGCCTTGGGTGTGCCGGCCTGGCGCTGGATCTGCCAGGACAAGGCCACGGTCAGGCGTTTCTCCGCCTCGCTGGCCTCGGCATCCCACTCGCTGACGCCACGGTCTGCGGCCAGGTAAGGCAGGAATTCGCTGGGGGTGTGCAGCGGGTTCATCAGTGCCGGAAACGGCGGGGTGACGCGCTCAAGCAATGTGCCGAAGCCCAGGTCCAACGCCTTTTCCAGCGGTGAGCTGTTGGCGGGCAGCAAACTCGCTTTGGGTTCACTCATAGCGTGCGCACCTCCACCTCGACGCCCGTGCAATGCGGGGCCTGGAACGCGGTGCTGACAATCGGCGCCAGCGGTTCGAGGATTTGCAGCTGCGCAGCGCCGGCACTGTGGATGGCGTAGTCGATCCAGCTGGGGTCCACCCGCCCTTCCAGGCGGTGGCAGGACTCTGCGTAATCTTGCAGCAGTTTCTGCGCCGCCACTTGGGTCAGGCCCGAGTCCGGGCCGGCGTTGATCTTGGCCACCACGCGAATTTTGTAGGGTTGAATCTGCGCGCCCTGGACGCTGACCAGGTCGGTTTCGGGCCGTACATCCGGCCGTGCGAAATGTCGACGTACACCGTCAAGCAAGTCGGCAGATGGCGTGCCGTCACCCTCCCTGGAAAGCACGGTGACCATGACTTCCCCCGGTGCGGTGCGTCGGGCGTTGCCGTCCTTGATCTGCGCCGCATAGCCGTCAGGGTCGAAGGTGTAGGTGACCGTCACCACACCCGGCGTCGCGCTCTGTACTTTCACCGCCGGGCGCTCGCCGAGGGTGAACACTTCGCGGCGATACTGCATGCGTGATCCCGCTGCCGGCGCGTGGGGGGCCAAGTAGTAACGCAGGCGAGCGTCGTCGTCGCTTTCCAGGGTTGGCGGCACCGGCGGGAACGCCGCCGGGTCGCCAGGGTCGAGCATTTGGCGTTCAAGGCCCATATCGGCCAGGCGTGCATCCAGGTTACTGCCGGTTGCCCACCACGCCAGCATCTGCTTGATGCGGGCATTGTATTTGCGTTCGTGGGTTTGCAGACGCACGCAAAAAGCCTCCAGGGCCAGGGTCAGCAGTTCGCTCTCGTTGTCGAGGCTGACCTGGAGTTTGGCTGCGCTTTGCGGCGCGCGGGTGGCGACATAGTCGATGACAAACGCTTTGAATTCGGCCAGCAACGGTTCGAACTCATCGACCTTAATGATGGCCGGTTCCGCCAGTTGGTTCTGGCCGGGGATCAGCATGCTCATGTCACGACCTCGAAGGATTGTTGGCGGTTTTTCCAGGTGCCGGCAAACCGCAACAGCAGGCCGGCGCCTTGGCGAGTGGCGACGATGACCTGAGGGTCGAAGTCGCCGATGCCGTTGTGGGTGTTGTAGAAGGCCTGCGCGGCGTGGCTCTGGGCGAGGATCAACAGGTCGTCGCCGAGGTTCTGGCCGAGCAACTGTGGGATCAGCGAGCCGTACAACGGGCGTTTTTGCCGAGTGCCCACAGGGGTGGTCAGCGCTCGGGTGGCGCGCTGCACAAATTGCAGCCAGTCGTCGACGGCCGCCCCGGTGTTCCTATCGATTCCAAGCATGGGGTGTCCTTATCGGGGGCTGATGACGCGTCCTTGATGGTCCACCACCGGGCCGCTGAAGTGCGCGCCGCCGGCATCCAGCAACAGACCGGTGCCGCCGACTTGCAGGGTGATGCCTTGGGCGTTGAGGGTCAGGCTGGCGGCGCCGACTTTGACGTCAACCTGTTCGCGGGAACCGCTGAAGCTGGTCGGGCCGTTGACCCAGTTGAAGGTGTGGCTGGCGTCGTCATAGTCGCTTTGGGTGCCATCTTGATGCCGGCGCCGAGTCAGCGTTGCCACGCTGGAGACCGGCGGGAAGCGATCACTGTTAAGGCCGAACAGGGCCACGGATTGCACACCGCCCTCCCCCCCGCCGTAGTTGAGCAGCAGGCATTGCTCACCCACCGTGGGGATGCGGGTTTCGGTTTGTGCACCGGCACTGGGGTTGAAAAAGCGGATCGCCGGGGTGAGCAAGTCACCGTGGCTGACCTTGCAGGTGTTGCTGGCCGCATCGACCTGCTGGCAGATGCCGATCCGGCAGAAGCTCTCGGCGCGGCGGTAGAGGTCCTCGAGCTGGGACTCCATCTCGGCCAGGCGTTCGACGATCGGTCCCAATTGCATGCGTAACAGCGCGTCGAACATGGGCTACTCCGCCAGTGGCTTGTATTGGGCCGGGTCGTCGATGTTGGAGACGTCCCAGGTGCAGGCAAATAGCGGTTGGCCTGTGGGATCGTCGAGTAGCGTCGGCCCCAGATAGAGAGTTTGCGTGAAGGAAACCGTCCAGGTGTCGTAGTCCGTTTCTACGGAAGTGCGCAAAGCGGGCGCAGCGACGATATTCGCCGGCAAATCGCACTGTGCCGGGGGCAGGTTCCATCGGTTATCCAGCACCAGGTCCATCAGTTGGCTGGCCAGGTCGCAGGCATCGAACGCCAATGAACCGGGAGCAACCATGGCCCTGAGTGAGATGGCCAAGACGTGGGCTTTGCGCCCCTCGCGAGAGCGAATGCCAGGGCCATTACCTTCGACCGTAACCATTACGCCGTTTTTTTCAGCGTCGCCCTGGAAGTCCTGGTGGCTCCCCACCTTGAGGCCCGGGAGGGCTGCATGCAGCGCCGCGCCAACGGCCTGCGGCAGTTGCGATGGCTTTTCGATAAGCGTCATTTTAGTAGCGTCCTTGCAACAATTACTGCGGGTCCTGGCGGGAGCCTTGGTTGATCCCGATGCGCTTGGCCGCCCACCGCTCGTAAAGGCCGATAGCCACGTCGGCACCGGCCATGGCGGTCAGGCAACCAATGGCGCCGGCGGTCCAGATCGACATGCCGGCGGCATAGCACAGCATCAAAGCCGAAACCCCGCAAACCATGCACGCCCCGGAACGCA